TGCGAGTTATGAAAAGTATCTCGAGCTCTGCGATGCGAGAGATCACGTGAAGGAACAATCGAAGCGCCTTGATTGGGCTCGAGATTTTGGATTGAAGGTGTAATATGCGCATCAGCAGAAAGACCCTGGAAGCCACCATCAAGCACAACGTCTGCGTTCATGTACTTCAATGACTGATAACCGGCTTCTGCAAGATCAGGGGCACCATTCTCAGTCTGCACGCGCTGAATAGACTGCATCGCCTGCAAGTAGAACTTATACATATTATTATCAGCAACGATCAAATCCGGGAAATCTCGGCCACGGATAAGCTGGACCCAAAGAGCGTCCATATACTGAATAATGTTAGAGGCAGAGGAAGCAGCGCCGCCGTTGGTAACTGCTGAATAGGCAATATTACGCCAGAAAGTCCAAGACGCGCGATCAATACCGCCAACAACACCCGTAGTAGGCGTAGGAGACACAAGAAGCTGCAACCCATTAATCGAGCCTGAAGTGCTGCCGTCACCATAGATACCGTTAGAAAGGCCGTTCATAAAAGTCATTTCGGCATTTTCAACGCGACCTTCCAAAAGGTCAATAATTGCTTCTTCGCCGGAATTCTGCAATTCTTCAAGGCCAGAGATCGAAACTGCTAGTGCTGCCTGACGAATGGGGAATTCAGCGGCCGTAAATACCTGACTGGGGTTAATGTTAATTGTCTGATAGCCACTGTACCAAGTAAATGTAGAGTTGTTTGCATAGTTCAATTCTTGAACAATAGTACGGCCACCGTCGAAGGGTTTAATACGGCCCTTCTTATTAAGACGCGCAAGAAGCGCATTGTTACGCGAAACGTTGTCCTGCAACACGCCTGTCCGATTACGGAGAGTCGTGGTGACAATTTCGCTAAGGTTAGGAAATGCCATTTGTTTCTACCTATAAATTAACTGTTTTCCATTACTTCGCGCCGTGCTGCTGCAATACTCTCGCGCACGGACTGCGCTCTCGTTTGTTGTTTTTGTTGGCCTGCATTACCGCTAGGGGCGCGATTTGAAAGCGTGCTAGCTTTTTTAGCTGCGTTGAGTTTCTTGAGGCGAACCAACTCAGCATCTTTTCTTTTTTGTTCTTCTTTGGCAGCCTTTTGATTGGCTTCCTCTTGCATTACCAATTCACGCACTTCGGGGTTTGCATATACAGCTTGATTATAGGCTGAGTCTAAATCAAGGGCGCCATCCTTAAGCGGAATTGCACCGCTATTAAGAAGGCCATACATTACAGTTTTAACTTTTTCGTAGTGAGGTTTATCTTTAGCCCAATTGTTTAAGTAGTCCTTTGCGCCTTGTTGCTCTGATTGTTGGCGATCATAAGCTTCACGTTGACGCTGTTGCTCTAAAGTCTCTACCTTAGTATTGATATTCTCCATGAAATTACGGAGCGGTTCAGGTATTTCTACCCCACCTTCTTGCTGCTGTTGAGTAGCAGCATTGTTAGCAGGAAGCGTTATGCCGAAATTCTTACCAAGAAGCATTAGCTGTTGAGCAGCATATTGCTTATTTGGGTTAGCTAAGGCTTCCATCCATTGGAAGAGCCTATCGACAGTTTGGGCTTCTGATACACCAAAATTGCGGATAGCCTCTTGTCTCGGAGCTAGTACAGTCTCTAATTCTTTTAGGCGCTTTGTTTTTTCGCCATAATCTTTGAAGCCATCACTGGCTTCTTTTTCTCTTTTATTAATTGCTGCCTGTATATCCGGCGGCAACGTATTCCATTGTGCTTTTGCTTCTTTCGACCAACTTACAGGTGCCGCAGTTGTCGTGGACGGTTCTTTTTTCTGCGCAGTGTCCTTAGCAGTATCGAGAACTTCCTTAAGAGCTTTGTCAGAAGGCTTCGCTGTTTTATCAGCGGGACTTTCTTCTTTCTTCTCTTGCTCTTTCCACGCATCTTTAATCGCCTCTCGCGTAGAAAGCTTTTTAAAGTCCTTTTTATCGGGCTCTTTTACTTCTTTCGCTTCTTTCGGCTCTTTAGTTTCAACCTTTGTTTCCGGTAGATCGCCTAAATCAAGGTCTGTGTCATCACCGGCAAGGTCAAGCTCGTCAACGTCGCCCTCGTCGGACGCTCTGTTACGATCACTGGTTTGATTGATACTCATAGCAAAAAAATAGCCTTTCTAGAAAGTTTGTCAATTGTTAAATGTTTTAACGTCTACCGTTCTTAAGTTCATGTATCGCTTGTCGTAAATGTTCTACTCGTTCTCTTTTATCAGGTGCTTTCCATTGTCGGGGCTTAGGGTTCATTATAGAAGGATCATTACCAACTTCAACACAACCATGTTGCTTAGTTATCCTCCTAAACTCAGACTTGCTATCATAAAGCTTACCGTCGCACATATGTCTAGCAGGGTCCATAATATCAGAAATGACATTAAATGACTTATCTGAATTATTATATGGTTTCCCACAACTATCAAACTCCGGCAGATTTGCCCAGTAAGCATCATTTAGTTCTACCCAACCACTTTCATCTGCTAACGGGTGGCCAGGATGATGTCTAAACTTAGTCATTACTTCTTTCCTGCTGTTTTTTTAGCTGGCGGTTGTTTAGCCTGCTGTAGTTTCATCTTGTGCTGTTCTTTAGATACTTGCATAGATTGATTATGCTTTTCCTGGGATTGCTGCATAGCTTGGCCATGCTGCATCTGACCAAGTTGAAGCTGATTATGTGCCTCTGCTTGTCCCAATTGTAGATCAGTCTGAGCTTCGTGCATTTTTAGTGCGTGATCCTGCTGTTTAGCATGGATTTCCATACCCATTTTCTTTTCTTCAAGCTGCATCTTCATCATATCAAGCTGCATTTCCATATGCATCTTTTCTTTTTCACGCTGCGCTTTAGCACTTTCAATCGCTTCCTCACGCTGCGCATCAGCTTGCGCCATTTGCTGGTCGCGCTGATCTTCTGCTGCTTGCTTCTGTGCATCTCTCTCATCATTCTGCTGCTGAGCTTGCGTTTGAAGCTGTATCTTCTGCAACTCCATCTGTTGCTTCTGTACTTCTGGGTTGGGCTGCGGAGGGCCACTAAGAATTTTCTTAGATTTCTTTTCCATCTGTGATGCAAACAGATCAAGCGCCGACTCAAGGTCGCGTCCTGTACGGAATTTACGCACGGACCATTGCATCATCTTAGCCATAACCGGGATAGCTTCCGGTACTGTAGGGCCAATTTCGCTAGCAGCAGTCATAAACTGTGTAAATGCTGTTACAAACTCTGTAGCATCCTGGCGCTCCTGCATAGCATCCCCAAAAATAGTACTGTCGGTTTCAATATCTATGCGGTACCGACGAGGTACATCATTTCTAAGTAGTTCAATGCTATCAGCAATGCGCTTCTCAATAACCTGGGGCACAATCCGCTTTAAGAACATATCCGCAAGCTGATCTGGGTCCTGTTGCGGAGATTGTTGCGGAGATTGCAAGTAACCTTGCGGAGATTGCTGCCCCTGGGGAGGCCCTGGGGGCGCTCCCTGCATTGGCTGTTGCGGATGTAGCGGCACGACATTGCCGCCCATCTGCGGGGGGCTCTGTGGCCCTGGGAGTTGGGCTTGCGGCGGACCTGGGGGCGGCTGTTGCGATACCTGTTGCAAATGTTGCATCATTTGCTGAAATTGATCAGATTGCTTCAATTCATCTAATACATTCTCAGGCTGTAATTCATCTTCATACTTGATGCCCGAAGATTCAATTATAGTTTCATCCGAGAAATGCTTAGAAATAATCTCAGCCTGTATCCGAAGAACGTCACGGGCAAACTTAGCAACTTGGTTTTGACGATCTTGTAGACGGGTACCCGCGTTGTTATTCTTGAGTCGCAATCCTCCGAGGGTTTCTCTAGAATCCGTTGTACCACGAAGTATGTCTGAGAGTCCTGTGACTTCATCTAAATCTTGTTTAACCTCCTTGCGCACCTCAGTTAAAGTCTCAATGACTTTAATGATAACATCAAGAGGCAAGAATGATACCGAGCCTGGGATACCGCCAGCTTCACTATAAGCCGCCCAACTATCTACAGGGATAAGCTCGTTCTCAACACTTTCGCTAAGTAATCTTTTCAAGCCACCGTTACGAGCATCATAAGTACCAGCTACCTTGCAAGATTTAGAAAGCATTGCAATTCGCTGCGTAAGTTCATCAATCTGAATGGCCTGATCCTGCCATTCCATATAATCAGCTACAGGGTGGATACTGTCATTAGTAGTTGTCGCCATCAGTGGCTTGGGGCAGGGGAAAAATCCTGAAAGCTTAAGCGGATCATCCTCAACTTTGCATAGATATTCATACCCCGTGCAAACCCAATACACGCGGCGGTCAGTTTTGTTCCAAATCTCAAACACAACGACATTTCTATCGTTAATATCTTGTAGTATAGACGTTTCAGAATATGCGCTATTTCCAAACTCCCCTAGGGGGGATTTATCAGGCTTTAATTCTTCGCCTATGTCATCCCCAAAGAATTCGCACGCTTCATGCTTAGACATATTAACGCGCTTACCAATGGCCTGGACTTCTGCCCAAGTACGAGCCTTAGCAGGAAACATATAAAAGTCACGCCAGTCCACATAATCAACCGGACACTTCTCTCCAAGTATTTGATCGCCGCTTTCTTCAAGGGTGTCGCTCTCTTCATCATCTAGGCGACTATCATCATCTTCGTCGCTATCATTCCCACCATTTTCATCTTCATCTAAAATTTTAATAAGCTCATCTTCTACCGCCGTGGTTGCTTCCGATGGCAGTGAAGGGCCTTCTCCAATTTCAGGTTCATATCGTACCCAACATTGGCCCCGCCCCGGCAAAAGATAATCGAGAACAGCCATTCGAATAGACTCGTGGTAATTCGAGGGCTCTTGCTCATTTCTAAGGCTCCGTTCCAGCATCTGGGATGAAAGACGCGATTTCACATCACGGTCTAAAAACTTACGCTCTACAGTCGCAGTGGGGGGCTGCGAATAGACGGCTGGCATCATAATCTGGATATTAGTCCAAAGCGCATTATAGCGGCGCTGCCCCTCTTCATCTATACGCTTGCGCTGATCTCTATAGCGACGAACAATCGTATTTCCGCGACCAATGAATTTATTTTGCCCCTCGTCTACAGCTTCGATCTGGGACTTCCAAAATACGGCCAGTTTACGGCTCATAGAGCCTGGACCGGCCTCTACGCCCTGCTCAAGCTTTTTCTTTTCAATTCTTTTAATTTTCTGCCGACGCTCGAAATTTGGGGCCATCAGTTAATTCTCATTTCTTTTGAGACATTCTTATCTTCAAAATCAGTATATTCTTCAAAATAATCGTTCAAAATAATCTCAGCGGGGCCAGAGTGGAAGCTATTATCCATTTTTTTAATTTTTTCGCGAATCGGACTATATTCAGTGGAAGTATAGGGTCTAGACATACAAGCGTATCTAATTTCATCAGGCGCGTGATCTTCGCCAGTTGTATCTGCATCTTCGAGATTAGACTCATTATGCTGCAAGGCCGGTAATGTACGAACAGCATCAGGGCAGTTATCCATGAAATACATCATGGGTACTATACCATCGCCCTTTAGTCGCGATCTAACAGAGTCCCAACCGCCCATAGCACCTATTTTTCCCAGATGCTTATTATCTGCTCTTTGGAACCCAAGCCTGTAAGGCTTTTCCCCCATTCTTTCAGCAATAGATGGGCCACCATCTTGCTTAAAGGCACTAGGATCAATGACACGATAGCTAATTTTAGGACTACCGTTACTATTTTTTGGCTCATTTGCTTCCCTTATACAAATACCTTCAGCCACTTCTTCTGCTGTTAACTTTATCCCCTTATTGTTTAAATTTTCAGAGGCAACAAGCTCGGCATTTGCTGTATAGTTAGCTTGGGAGCCATACCACTCCCTGTACCTTACGATAGCATTTTTAGGTAGACGTACTCTCCTATTAGCAAGATCATAGTAAGGGATATCCAAGTGACTATCGAATTCGTCGGGGACAATAGTCCACCACCCAATAGAAAACGGCTTAGCAGACCCCCAGTCCATAGACATAAAGCGGGTCCAGTGTTTGGGGACTTCAAATTGCTTAATAACATGCTTAGTAGTATTCCATTCGGGGAAGAATGCACCAAGCGTAACATTCCAGTCCCCCAATAGCCAAGCTTTAACTAATTCCTCGTTGCCAGCCAAATAAAGGCTGCCAATATAATCAGCATTATTAGTATATTTATTATCTGTAACTCGGGATGGTATGAATACACGTTCTTTCCTAATCGCTTCGCCAGTAAACGGATTTTTAAATATAGTGGGTAGAATTTTCATGCCCATCGGTGCAGGATCAATGTAACGCTTCTTAATCCATAAATGGCCGGGGCCTCCAGGGTTAGCAGTAGCAATAAAGCGGCAAGGTACGTGAGCACCAGAACGCAAAGTAGCCATAAGCTTGAAAATAGGGTCTGGATTAGGGAATGTACCCATTTCCTCGACATAAACACGAGTGTACGAGTGCCCCTGATACGATAAAGCATCACTATCGTTCTCAAGGTAGGCAAATCGTAGACGCGCCCCATTGGGGAACCTCCACATCTTGTCTTGCTCGTGGAATTTAGCTCCTAAAGGTGCATAAATCACCTTGGATCGTTCCACTAATTCGGTTAATTGAGTCCGTTCACGCCGAACACAAAGCCCAATAGCATTAATGCTTCTTCCACGTCGCCCAGGAACAGGTACAGTACGCCGCAGGCGATCAGCAGCATGAACATCGGTTCCCGCATCACTTCGAAAACGATTTTCAAAAAGCTGCGCTTCTTCGCAGATGGCAGTTC